ACCTCATCCCATACTTTAGCAACGTCGGACCAATCAACATTATCCATAGGTTTAGTTTCGTGGTCGCTCTTCAAGGCTTCCACTAACTTATCCACAAACTCTTTTTGTTTATCCACATTAGAGTAGATGTTTTCACATTTAACTGTATAGGTATTGTCCTGGACTGTCTCTTCTAGTGCGTAACAGCCGGTGGTAACAGGTATACAGCCAGCTTCCTGAGCTTTTAGTGCAGTAATACAGTGTATCTCGGTGAACTCTGTAGGGTATGCCCATACCTTAATCTCTTTCATTGCCTTAGCTAGTTCTTTGTGGCTTACTCGGCCGTGCTCAACAACGCCTTTTTCCTTTAAACTACGTATTTTCTGGGTCATTACAAATCTCCATCGCATTAGTTCAGGGTTCTTGGCATTGACCTTATCGAAGATGTCCCAACCATAGTAGATGTTTAGTGTAGCCTCTGGTATCTCTTTAACTACCTCAGGCCACATATTAAGCAAGCACTCTAACCCACGGTCATATGAACTAAAGTATCCAACACTATTTGATTTCTTCATCTAACTGCTCCACTTTTCTATTAATCTTAGTAATCTGTTTGGCAGTCAGGATTGGTACTTCCATCCACGCATTACCAACATACTCATACACCTTGCCTCTACGCTTGATAAACAAGCCATAGGCTGTTTCTATTATTCTCATCTCAAGTCCTCCACTATTTTAGCTTTAACACCTTTAACTATCTCTGAGCCTGGGTTTTGTTTCATTACACCAAAAGCTGACGATAGTTCATAAAATGGTCCTAGTCGTCTGACTGTATCTGGCATAACATCATCACCTCTTAGGTCGTATATCACGTAGTATTTATTCTTCATTGAACTGTCCTCTCAAGATTCCATTACCAACTATTACGAATTGGTCATCAGGCAACTGTGGGTATAGGCTTCGGTGATAACTACTCTTAACAAAGAATGTATCTACCTTGTCTTTTACCTTTAGCAGTCTTGGTTCTTGAATAGTATCGTGTAGATCTACCACTATCTGTTTAGCTGTAAAGCTATCGGCTAGTTCAGGAGCACGCCAAACTACAAGCACATTAAAGTTATCTAGTGTGTTGATAGTATTCCAGGGCAAATAACGTACTGCCTTGCCACCCTCCACCATTTCACCATCAACATAATCAGTAGTGTGCTCTATAACATCTATGTACTCTTCATCACGCTCGTTATACACGGTAACTTCCCAGCCTAGTTCTGCTAGTTCTCTTGCTAAATAAGTAACAGCTTCTTCTGAACCACCCATACCATCTTTGAGTGTATCTGGTCCCCACACTTCGTTAGTAGGTCCACAGAAGAACACAATAGACTGCTTGTTCCAAGTCTTAGGCTTTAGGTACTTCTGTTTAATCTTAGATACTCGACCATCAAAGGCTAGGTCAGTAGGTAGTGCCTGGAATAATTTCTCTACATCACCCTTATTGTTAGCTAAGAAATCAGCCATTTCGTTTAGGTCTTTAATAGCCATATGCTCTTCGTAGTTGTATTTCATTAGTGGTAGCCAATATCTAGCGTCTTTGTTGTTTGGTGAGCGTCTAAGGGCTTCTAATAAGGTTTCATAGGCATTTACGCTGTCTAGTTGTTGCATATAGGCAACTGCTGCATACACTAAGCATCTAATCTCTGTACTAGGGTCTACCACTGAGAATGTTCTAGGCTTTGGTTTAGCTACGGCTGTCTTCATCCATTCGATAGTCTGATCCCATTCCTCAGCACCATAGGCTATCTGTGCCTTAATAAAGTAAGCATCTGGGTAACTTGGTAGTAAATCAATAGCAGCACTAGCAGCAGCGTGAGCTTTGTTTAGGTTTTCTGTAATGATATGAATCTCGGCTATCTTACACCAGCTTCTGTAACGTTCTTCGTCCCAACCACTGGTCTGAATATGCTCAATGAACTTCTCAACAGCTTTGTCATACTTCTGCAACCCGAAGTAACTTAGTCCGAGATAGTGCATAACACGTGGGTCTTTAGATTTCTTGTACTCTCTTAGTAGTATCTTGTGGTTACGTTCAGATGATACGCTTATCTCATTCTCTAGTTTGTTGTGCTTTACTAGGATTCTATCGTCATACGCACCATTTGGCTCTTGTCCTATTAGTGTTTCGTGTACTGCTCCCATCCAAGTAAAAGGATGCTTGCGTCTAATTAAGCGTTCTCTATCGTGCATAGCCATACACTCACCTGATTCGTTCTGTGCATAGTTATAAGGCCAAAAGATAACATCTAAGCCCTCTTTGTCCATACGCTCTACCATTTCAGGTAAAAAGTCTGCGTGCAAGATAGTATCGTCTGAGTCTAGCCAGAACCAATAGTCCGTTGTGATTTGTTTAAGATTATAGTTACGAGCTTTCGCAAAGTCAGCTACCCAATGAAAATAACTAACTTTTAATTTAGGATATGTATCAATTAACTCTTCAAACTCTTCTAATCGCTCTTCTGCTGTTACAGTTAAAAAAATAGCATCTACATAGTCGTAGACGCTCTTCATTATCGTAGTGAACTCTTCCACCTCATCTTTGACTATCATTCCTAGTCCTAGTGTTGTTGACCTGTCGGCTACCATTATACCTCCACTGGCTGCTTAACAGCCTTAGCTATTTTATGAATACATTTAGCATATTTCTTTGCATCCACTTGAGCACCAAACTCAAAAGCTTTGGCTAAGTCTTCTCGGTCAATTCTATCTAGGAACACAATCATATTGCTACCAGGCTTAGAGGTTGTAGCAGAGCCAAGTAGTTCCATTCCGCTATATAACAAGAACGCTGCCAAAGGCAGGTCACGAGTTTGAAATGTTACTACATTAGTCATACACCCTCTCTTTTGCGGTAATCATACCGCCTAGGCTTAGTTTTGTCAAGTAATAAAAAGACCCTGCTAAAATTAAGATAAAAAGCAGGGCCTGAACAAGAGGCGGTTACTCTCAAAAAACAATAAAACGAGTAACCTTATTACAATGATTTTTGTTTCTGTTTGTTGTTATTATAACACCCTGTCAATACTTAGTCTAGCCGTCTGCCAGTGAAAGGATCGAATCTACCAACTACCTTAGCCTCACCACGTTCTGGTGCTGGTCTAAAGGTTTCTAGTCCATAACGAATAGCATCCATAGGGTCTGACATAAAGTGGTCTGGCTCTGTCATTATGTTACCGAGTCTGTCTGTCTTCCACATATAGTTCTTATAAGCCTTTATAACGTTGTGTGAGCGTCTTGTTACACTTATCTGCTGTGATTGCACCCATTGTATGCCCTGATTGCGTGAGCCTGGGCCTTTGTTAGCTCCAATGATATTTACACCATACTCCATCATCTCATCGATACTCTTAGGCTCGGCTGAGTCTGCTACAGTCATTACGTTAGGGTCTGGTTGGTTTAGTATCACGTCAGCTATCTGTCTGTTCTTCATACCGACTCTATACAGGAGTTCATCCACAATGTATCCACCATTATAGTAGTAGATATCCACAAGACACGCAGGGTCGTGTGCGTAACCAAAGTCCAGCCCACGGCGTTCTAAACGAGCCTCGTGGGGTATTTCATTAACGTCTAGCTTCCAGTTAGTATATATTTTACCTTCAACTTCACCGAGTTGTCCCTCACCATATACTTGCCACCAGTTCTTGTTGTCTTTGCGTGATTCAATAGAAGCTACGATGTTAGGATCTAGTGCTTCATTATCTTTATAAGTAAGGATTAAAAAGTCTGTGTTAGGTTTGTCCTTGTAATCTGTATAGAACCAGAACTCATTGGTTGGGTTCCAATCTAGCCAGATGACTGACTTAGTACGCACTTCTAACTGCTCAAAGGTTTCCAGTGGTATGTTATTAGCTTCGTTAATGAATAACCTATCACGTCTTGGTCCACGTACCTTGTGTGGCATATCTAAACTAAAGAACTCTATCTTAGAACCTGTTTCGAATGTATAAGTAAAGTCTGATCTATTCCAGTTATCATCTTTAAAGTAATGGTGTTCTTGCATTATGTTAAGAAAGTCACGCATTGCACCACGTTTTAAGTGAGGTACCGATTCAGAAGTAATTGAAGTAAGAGTAGGCCTTGTATCAGTTTGAGCTTTATGTATGAGTATCTGAATAATTGAAATGGTTTTACTGGCCGAGGTGCCACCTGCTATGCCTCTAATTCTCTTCGATAAGTTTAGCAGTTTCCGTACTGCTGTTGTCTGTTTGTACATCTATCACCTCAATTGTACTTAGTATTGGTGTTGGTAAGTCTTTGTCATTTGTAGTTAAGTCTTGTTTAGGCTTGAACTCTTTGGCTCTACGTTCTAAGTACCACTGGCTAACTTTAGGGTCATCTAAGCTATTCATAACTGTCTTTTTTGCTTTTAATATAGGGTTTTCTTTATATTGCTCAACTAAGTAGGAGTACTCTGGGTTCTTTTTCATATAATCATATAAAGTATCCCGATGTATCTCAGCATAAGCACAAGCTTCATCATTAGTAGCACCAAACAGAAACGCTTGGCGTAACTTCTCTAATGTTTCTGGTGTCATCTTAGTTGGTCTTCCCATATCTCTTTTTTAATTATTGCCCTTTATTATCTTAAGTATCTTATCACGATGTAAACCAAGTGATTCACCGAAGTTATATATCTCACTGTTAAGGATAGGTTTTGGTTTGGGAACATCAAATGCTATGTAATCACCACGTATGATAGCACTACGCATACTAGGCTCTATGTTCTTTATAGGTATCTCATCTATGTTGTATTCAGGATTATTGTTCTCCATTGACCTGTAAAACTCAAATAAGGCTTGTAGAAAGCCTATCGGTAAGTCTTCAAATCCTTT